ACTGGTTCAGAACTTTCGGGTACAGCTTCAACAACTGGTTCAGAACTTTCGGGTACAGCTTCAACAACTGGTTCAGAACTTTCGGGTACAGCTTCAACAACTGGTTCAGAACTTTCGGGTGCAGCTTCAACAACTGGTTCAGAACTTTCGGGTGCAGCTTCAACAACTGGTTCAGAACTTTCGGGTACAGCTTCAACAACTGGTGTTTCAACTAAAATATTATCATTAGTTTCTACGTTATCAGATATAACTTGTGCAGCCAATGCTTCTTCTGCACGTTGGTGAGCTAATTTTCTTGCTAAATGAGGTGGTAAAGGCATTTATATATTATATATATTTATAAAAAAATTTAAGAATTAACGGAAATCTGGATTAAATTCATTTGCACCATCCAAAAATTTCTTCAAAAACCAATTAATAGTTTTATCTTTCTTTGAATATCTTGCATGACCAAAATCAATTATATAAACCTTACCTTTCTTTTCAATAAAATTATATCCTGTTATATCAATATATTCTATTCCCTCTTTTTCATATAATATTTTTAATATATTTCTCATTTCAACCCAAATAAGTGATGGTATATGCTTTGATTCATCACCATACATATCAGCGATACACATTTCATTTAAATGTTCCATTACTAGCTTACCTTCATAATAATTTTTATTTGAAATATGAGTTACAGAATATTCATATATTTTTGGTGCAAATCCATATTTACTTGCAATTAATTGAGTTTCATATTCTCTATCAATATCTCGCTTATTCTCTGAACGAATGTATTTAGTAAATGTTGTCATTTCTTATTTAATATATTAGATATTCCTCATATTTAATATATTTTTCAACTTTATAATTAATGGTATTAGTTCTTGAACAAACAACTAATTGTCAACTACAATTTTTAACTAAAATAAAAACATATACTTTTGATGATGATGAAAATAGTATACAACATTTAATGATATTTCTATTAAATAAATATTATTTACATCCTGATACTATTGAATATATAACAAAATTTATTTATGAAATTCATGACGATAAAACTATTGAATATATGCTTATTTATAATGGTACACATCAAAAATATAATATTAAACTGTTTTACCACGTATAGATGTTTCACTCATCACTCCTGCTGATTGCTTATAATAACTAATTTTATTTTCATCTTCTCTTAATTTTTCAGTATTAATACATCCAATATAACTCATCGTACTTTTAATACTTGATTCAATTCGCTGTAGAATATTCTTAACTGGACCCTTAATCTCTATTTCCATATCCATTCCTTCTGGATTTTGATTATCATTATATTCTTGATTAGATACTTCAGCTTTTGACGCCATTGCCATTGCTGATGCCATTCCACGATAATATTTAACTCTGCGATTATTTCTATTAATTATTTTTCCTGGTGTCTCATCTGTTGCTGAAATTGTTTTTCCTAGTATCATAGCATTAGATCCAATTACAAATGCTTTACTAATATTACCATCTTTACCTAAATGTCCACCATCTGAAATCATACCAACATTATACTTTCTAGCTACATTTCTACAATTCATTAATGCAGTAAATTGTCCACATCCAACCCCAGTAACTAATCGTGTAGAACAAATAGAACCATTACCAATTCCTACTCGAATACAATCAGCACCAGCTTTACATAAAAATTCAAATCCATCAGGATTACATACGTTACCAGCCATTATTTCAATATCATATAATTTTAATTCTTTTATTACTTGTGCAACTTTTTCATTATAACCATTTGCTACATCTATACAAATTAAATTACATCCAGCTTCAATTAATTCTTTTGTTCGCTCTAAATAATCACCAACTATTCCAACTGATGCACCTACTAATAAACTATTATTTTCATCTAATGAATATTTATCTTTATTTAATTCATATTCCATTATACTCTTGTAACTAATCATTCCACATAAATTTACACCATCAGACGATAATGGTAATTTTTCTATTTTATGTTTCTTCATTAAACTTAATGCCATTTCTTTGGTCACATTAGGTGATGCATATACTAATTTATTTAATGTTGTCATAATATCTTTAATTTTTGTTTGATTTGATTTTCCACTTAATTTATGATTATTTAAATCCCATTTTGTTACTATTCCACTTAATACATCATAACATGTTGTATCTATATGTTCTTTCCTCATAACAACATAACTATACACATTTAATTTATTTATTTGTTCAAGTAAGTCATCGACTGTATTTTCTTCATTTATTATATATGGATTATCAATCTTAAATGTTAAATATCTTTTTACTTTCTTCACCATTTCTACTTGTTTTTCAATTGTATTGTATCTATGAATAATTCCTAATCCTCCATTTAATGCCATCTCTATTGCCATTTTATCTTCCGTAATTGTATCCATTGGACTTGATATAAGCGGAAGATTTAATGATATTTTTTTAGTTAATCTTGTTTTTAATGAAATATCTTTTCTTGATTGAATATTTGATAGTCTTGGATTAATTAATACATCGTCAAATGATAATGTATCTACTATTTGATTTGTTATTATTTCTTCTTTTACAGAATTTATTGGTGAACGTGGTGATAATTCTTTCATTTTCTTAGGTGGTTCAAAAAGATCTATTTTTGTTTTTACTATATTGAAATTACCTTCTATTAATTTTTCTTCTAATTCACTCATTTTATTTAAATAATATATTAATAACTATTTAAATAATATTTATTGGCTTCCTGTTGGTCCGGTTGGTCCGGTTGGTCCGGTTGAACTAGTTTTGGAGTTAGTCGCATTACCATTTTTAGCAGGTAAATTTAATGGTGTGTAGTTATACATCTTTTGGTATTTGAGTCTTAAACTTACATTGGGTGCTACATTACTTGCTGCTTTAGTAGTTACTTTTAATATTCTCCACATATCTCCCGCTAATGCTGGAGTTGTTAAATATGCATATGGCATATAAAAATAACCTCTGTCTCCCCATCCTGTACCCCATGAATTTTGCATAATCCATACACCTTTGCTATCATCATAACCTAAGCAAATGCATGCATGACCCCCTAATAACTGTTCAGTTGCTGTATTTGGCATTGGTACCATACCAGTTGAGGCAACTGCAGCTGATTCAAATGATGAATATACTTCAAAACCAACTACAAATGGATAACCAGATGTTAAACAACCTTTCATGCTTTGCATTGTTTGTAATACACGAGAAGCCATTATTACTTCATTCTTAACACCTTCTACATATGCTTGTTTACTTGGTTTAACTGCAATATTATTTGTATTGTATGACCATGTTGCTTCTTTGCATACACCATATGTTTCTAATGCATGAATACCTTGAGATAATGTTGATCCTGCATCAATTGGAACATCACCATCTAAAAATCTTTCATTATAATATAAAAATAATCTGGATGGTGAAAATGTAGGTGCATCATATACATATGCATAACATAATGCATTTGCGGTACAGCTACCAATATTACCTTGGTCATACATAATTTTAACTTTGCTACGTAAATCTACTTTCGGGGCTACTCTATATCTAATAGAATAGTTTCTTACTCTTTCAGGTGCTACACCTCTTTCTACTGCTAAAGTATATTTTCTTACTGGTTCAGAACCTGTAGAACCTGTTGACATATACTATATTAAAATATTTTTAAATTTTAAAATAATATTTAATTATTCAATTCTCTTTGTGCATTAATATAATATGTTTGTAATCTATTCATATATTCATCATTAATATTGCATTTATTTAACGCATACGAGTTTAATATAAATTCACATGCCTCAATACACTTCTTATAATTCTTACATCTAAAACTATTATTAATAAAATTATAAATTGGTGGCTCCGGAGCATCATAAATATATACATAATCTGTAATCATTTGTTGATAATCACCATAATAATGTTCAAATAAATCTGGATTCTCAAAATATACTGGGCTATATAATTGTTCATCCGCATGTCCATATCCTAGTTTTGCATATTCTATAAATTTATCTAATATTAATTTACATACTTTATCCATATAATACTTGTTACCAGTAAAAAATCCACTACACATACTACATCTTCCCCATTTAAAATATTCTGCTGTATCTTTTATTAATTCTTCTGGAATATAATCAATATAACATGTAGAAAATTTATCTCTTTTAACTGATAATGCTTCATCTAGTCTAATTAAATTTTTAAATCCCATTCTCTCAATACAAAAATTAATCCACGCAAAATGCGTACTTCCAAATGGATTTAATTCTATCATTTCATTTAACATTATATATCTAGTCATGCAAAATAAATAATAACTTGCTGTATTTCTATTATCAAAATGATATGGTTTTTCTTGTCTATTTTTATTAATTATATCTCTATACTCTTTAATTGTTTTACCATCCTTAAACTTAAACTCATCAAAATTTAATATACAATAAATTGTTTTATCTTTTAAAAAACTTGGTCTTATCGTTTTTATAATATCTTGACTTTCTTTATCACAATAAATTACCAAATTATACGGTAATGATAATGTTGATAATGCACTACTAAAATAATAATTCTTATCTCTTGCTTTAATTGAATCACTTGCATCTGGACATTTAGTAAGATTAAAATATGCCGTCACTAATGTCCAATTACTATTATCATATTTATGAAATGTAATATCCTTATTAAATGTAAATACTCCTGTTCCTGACCAATGACCTAAAGGAGTTAAATCATATCTTTCTGTATCTGGAATTTTATACCAAAAATTATTTCTCATTTCTTGAAAATACCATACATCATTACATATTACAAATCCTTGATAATTAATACTTTTTAAATAATTATAAAAATCTAATTCCATCACTCCATTGTGTGGATCCACATCCAAAAATATAAATGGGGCTTTTAAAATAGTATCTTTCCATTTCTTTCTTACATCAGCATTAAATAAATCTTCTATATGGAATTCAATATTATCTTGTGGTTTAATATCTTTCTTTATAATATCAAATGAATGAATTGTATTTGTTTTATTATATGATAAGGCTAATGCACTATTTCCTTCATGAGTTCCAATATCAATAATATTAACATTATCAAATAAAGTAGAAATATATGCTAATAGTCTATAGTGTTCTCTACCTGGTACATCAAAAAATTCTGAATGTTCAAAGATACTTTTATATCTATCGTAATCAACTGACTTAATATCATCTAAAGTTATATTATAATATGGCATTTTTATAAATTAATCTTAATGGTTTATATTAGTTAAAATATATATTTTCCTTAATCTTAAGAATATCTTTCCCGCAAAAACATTGATGCGTCTTCTTTACTCGTTTATACGCTTTCTTTACATGCGAAAAGCATTTCTCACAATATGTTAAATGATATCCGTCATCATCATCAATTTCCTTAATCTTATCACAACTTGCTACAATACATGCAATATTATAACAATCTTCTGTTATGCATTTGAAATAATGTTCTTTATCTTTTTGACTATCTGTCATTGTAATCTTACGAATCCAGGTTACATTCTGTTTGCAATACGAACATTTATTAGTTGGTTCATTAATTAATACTTTTTCTGCACAATCTTTACATGCATAACAATGACCACACGAAAATACATATTCACGAATTTCACTGTAACAAATTGTACATAAACTTATATCTCGATTAATATTCATATTTTCTTCATCAGGACCATGTTGAGATGATGGTGTTCTATTTACTGCTAAGCTCATAGTTGCTGCTGCTGATAACATTCTTGATGCAAAATCTGATGTTGTATTAAGAAGTTCTTGAAAATTAACTTCACCTGGTGTTAATGTATTATAATATAATTTCATTCCATGTTTCTTATTATAAAATAGAATTTCACTTAATGAAAAATCAACAATGTCTTTATTATTTGATAGTTCATTTAAATAATCTTTATTCTTATTACAAATATTATTTATCTTTCTAAAATTACCAATATTATCATCATCAGATGAAACATGTGCAATATTAATATTATGACCAATTTCATTTGCAAGTTCAATTATCTTTTTAATACTTAAATTATCTATATTAATATACTTGGTAGTATCATGTAAAATCATAGCACATTTATTTGCTTTTGAATCTTCCCATTCAATCTTAGCCTTAAACTTTGTTAGATCAAAAACTTTATAAATGATACGTTGATAGTATTTCATATTAATTAAATTCATTGTATACATAACATATTTAACTTCTTCTTCTGAATCAGTTTTATTTGCTTCATCTTCTAATAAAATATCTGGTTTTGGTAATGAAACTACTGGTTCAGGTAATTTTTGTTCTGAATCACTTTCATAATGAGGAATTATACTTACATCTGGAGAATGATCAACATATTGTCTTCCTAAATCATATGTACTACGATATAACGAATAATTTACATTTAATGGTTCATCTCTAACATCTACAGCCATCGATCCCGATTGGTCTACCATAAACAACAATAAATCTGTTTTAATATTAATATTTGATTCTATCATTGAATTGAGTTTTTTAACAACAATATTATTACTATAATTTTCAATAATAAGATTCTTGTTCTCTACATTTGATTTAAATTCTGTAGATTTATATTCTTCTTCTGTAATTATTTTTGACTTCATAATTGAACCAACTTGAAAATTAGCAATTGGTCCCATTAAAGTTACTTTAATATTATTCCAATTATCAATATCATGGTCACTTCCATCAGCCATTTGTGATAATAGTTCTTGTTGAATAATATCTGCAGAATTACCTTCAACAGTATCATTAGTCTTCGAAATTAATGATAGAGTTGCATGATCATATGTTTCTTTACGACCTATTCCCATCGTAGTTGTTTTAGATTTATATTGCTGAATAAACCCTAAATTATCTGATGTTAATTTTACATTATTTTCACCATCAGATAAAAAGAATATTTCATTTGCATCTTTAAATTCACTTATATAACTTAATATTTCATAAGGTGCTAAAAAATTTGTACCACCATTTGGATGAGACAAATTAATTGCTTTTATAATATCATCATAGGTTAAATTATCAAATAATTTATATGGATTTTCATACTTACTTTTAATTAAATCTTTAGATTCATCGCTAATTTTAATATTTGTATACAACGTAACATTAGTATCAAATAAAAATATTGCAATATTTATTTTCTTTTTCTTAGCATATTCTGTATTACAAATTAACGTTTCTTTGCATATATCATAACGACTTGGCATTTTAAGTTTATTTATTAAAAGTCACAATTAATTATTTAGTTTTCAATTTTTAATATCATCCTTATATTATATACAAATGCATTGGTTAGCTGCTGTTCTCTTCTTTGTTTTATCTCCTGGTGTTTTAGTTACTCTCCCACCAGGACCAAGCGGTCAAGTTTGGATGAGCCGTGAAACATCATTACAAGCCGCCGCTGTTCATGCCCTTGTTTTCGTTGTTGTCTCACATTTTGTATGGCAATATGCTAAATCACACAACATGGTCTTTTAATTTTTTGTATTATAATTAATAATAATATAAAAAAATATCTACTTCTTATTTTATTACTTCATTAGTTAATGTTTGTATTCTCTCCGGCGAAATTAGAAAGAAATGTTTGTTTATGGAAAAAATGTTTACCATCAATTAAACCATACTATGCAATGAAATGTAATCCACATCCATATATTATTACTAAATTATCTCAATTAAAAGTAAATTTTGAATGTGCTGCTATTTCCGAAATGTCAAGTTCTCTATTCACTACAAATGATATTATTTATGGACATCCTCATAAATCTATTGAGCAAATTCAATATGCAAAAACAAATAATGTCAATAAAATTGTATATGATTCATTATCTCAACTAAAATTAATACATCAAATATATCCAGAAGCATTACCAATTTTACGCATTAAATCTAGTGAAAATAAATCAGAAATTAAATTTAATCAAAAATTTGGTGCATCTGATGAAGAATTAAATGATATAATTAATTATCATAAAAGAGAACAATTTCCAATATATGGTATATCATTTCATGTTGGTAGTAAATGTTACTATCCTGAACAATATTTAGAAACAATCGAGAAAATATATTCATTAGACGTGAAGTATAATTTAAAATTACGTATGATAGATATTGGTGGTGGATTTCCATCAATAGATGATGAATTTACAGAAAAAAAATTTATCAGTCATACCAAAGTAATTGATGATTTTCTTTTAAAACACAATTCATTTGATAAATATATTATTGTAGCTGAACCTGGTAGATTTATGGTAGATAATACACTTAAATTTATGGTAAAAGTTATAAATAAAAAAACTGTAAATAATGTAAAAATTTATTATATTAATGATAGTGTTTATGGTTCTATGAATGGTGTTATGTTTGATGGTCGTAAAATTCCATCTAATAAATATTTAACAAATTATCCTACTATTCTTTATGGACAAACATGCGATTCTATTGATAAAATAGAATGTAATCTCCCTGAATATAACATCGGCGATATAATTTGCTTTAATAACTTTGGTGCATATTCATGGGCTTCTGCATCTACTTTTAATGGATTTCCCATCGCAGATTGGGTTTTAGAATAAAATCACATAAAATTAAATATGTAATTTTATTAATAAAGATCGTGTTTACCTCTACGAACATAATATGCATCTATATTATTATCGTAATCGTCTGATTCATCATCTGTTTCATTTCCTTTTTCTGAACGAACATCTGGTTCTTCGCATCCATATAATAAATCAACTACTTCGTTTTCTTTATACGGTTCACCTGATTCATGACATTCTTTGCAAAACACTTTAAATGGTCTACCATATAATGATAAACATATTACTTGGTAGTCTTCACCTTCTTTAGGTGGAATGTATTTGTTGTGATTATTAATAATATTATCTTCTGTAATTATTACGATATTCATTATTCTGCAATGAGCACAAACATTTACATCATAACATTCTTTGCAAAAAGAATCTCCATATTGTCCACCATCACCATAAAATATAATAGTTTCTTTTTTGCACAATAAACATTTTTTCATGATAACAACATTAATTATACTATTTATAATTGCTTTTTTTTAAGCACTAATTAAAAAAATGAAAATCCTCCTTTTGTTGAATCTTCAGATTCTGACGAAGATGCTTCTTTTGCAGATGAATCTTCTGATGTATCTTCTGATGAATCTGATAAATTTGCAAATGAATCAGCAGTCATCTTTAATCCGCCAACACCACATGATATAATTGCTACAATAATTATACCACAAACAATTGTTGATGTTGTAAAACTTGCACATGAACCAAATTGTGAAAATGATTGAGAATATGTTTCATTTGACGTCGCATCTTGTGTTGATGCTTGGGTATTACGTAAATCAGCAGCAGTTGTTCCTGTTAATTTTTGTATATTACTACTTGCTACAGAATCATCTGATTTTACACCCATTTGAGTTGCAACACTGTTTACAATTGAAGTACCAATATTTAAACTTTGAGATAATGTTTGACGTAATGTCATGTTATAATTTTGAGATATATTTGTTACTGTACAGTTACCTCCTATATTTGCTGCATTAATACTCAAATTTTGATTTGCAATAACAGTTTGAGCTAATATATTTACAGTATCTTTTGTAAAATTTTGTGTAACTGCATTATTTACAATTGATTGTAATGTTTTATTAATATCTACTTTATCTGTAAATGGAGCTGATAATGCTACTGCATTTGATAAATTATTATTTACCGCTTGTGTAAGATTTACATTTGCTGTTAAATTTTGAGGTATAATTGCTGTTGGATTTGCTACTGGTATTGGATTATTATTTGCTGAAACTTGACTTAAATTTGCTACTGCTGATTGTGCTAAGGATGCACTTTGTGCTGATGCAATATCTGTTGCAATGTCTGCATTCATTACTTGATTATTTTGTGCATTAGTACTTGCTTGAAATTGAGCTAAAGTCGCATTAGCTAAATCAGTCCTAACATTATCAAGTGCTGTCATATTTAAAGTTGCTATTTGTGCTACATCAACTACTGCAGTTTGTGATACATCAGATATTGTCAAATTACCTGCACAACCTGTAAGATTAATACTCATATTTTGATTAATAGTAATATTTTGTTGTGTGCTTGATGTTGTATTCGTAATACTATTTACTACCATTTGATTTGTTATTTCTGATAAAGAAGTTAATGAATCATTTGTCATATATGTTACTGCAGCATTTACAGAAGTACTATTATTTACCGTATTATTAGTAGTTTGTGTATTATTATAAGTTGGAGGACAACTTGACTTATTTGCACCATTGTCAGTTCCTACTGAACTTCCTTCATTTCCTGCTGCTGATGCAGATGTTGAAAGTGCTGCTGATGCAGATCCTTTTGCTTCAGCACCAAATGCACCTGCAACTGAACCTGCAGCTGAACCACCTAAACCACCTAATATATCACCAGCAGCTCCACCAGCTACAGATCCACCAGCTTTTGCACTAAGATCCATTCGTGCTGCTGATTCTAACGCCGCTTGAGTAGCAAAATTTGATTGTTGTTGCGCTAACGTAGCACTATTTTCAACTGAATTTGTACATCCTGGACCAGCGAGCGGTGGAAAAGGTAATGCACCTCCGCTACCATTTTGACCTAACGTAGGAGGTTGTAGTAATGGTGGTACTGCTGCAGAAGTCGTTACATGAGCTTGTGCAGTAGGAGGAGGTGGAGAATTATCAATAAAAGTTACTGAAGCGCTAGATTGTGAAGATGGACCATTACCCATATTTTTACTATAAATTAAAAAAAGAAAAATATTTTTTTAGTTTATGGGAATAGAAAAATTTTTTAATACTCTACATACTTCATATAAAGCAATTTTAATCACACCATTCAAAAAAACATCAGCTGATTTTCTATTCTTTGATTTTAATTCAATCATTCATAAAATATCTGCTCAAACTGTATCTGATTTAAACTACCTTTACAAAATTTTATTAATATCTAAAAATTACCCATCAGATAAGCTTATCAAATATTTTACTAATAAATATAAAAATTATCAAAATATATTCTATCTATCTATAGATTTTCTCTATACTCCATCTGGTATATCTCAACTAATAACTGATTTGAAGAATATTGATATTAATACTATTATCATATATCAAATTATAAAACATATCGAATATTATATTTCCCAAATTACTAAATTAAAATATGTCTACATTTCAATTGATGGTGTACCCAGTATTGGAAAAATAATGGAACAACGTCACCGAAGATATATAGGTGAAATTATTGGCTATCAAAATTATAAAAAAATTATGTCCTCTAATTTTCCAAATAAATTATCTGAAGATTATCCTTATGATTATCCCTCTTATTATCAAACAAGATTCCAATTTCCAAAATTAAATATATCCCCTAATACCTCATTTATGCGAAAATTAGTTAAATCTATTAAAAGTCATAATTTTCCTATTCCCGTTCAAATAAATGATGACTCTGTCAGCGGTGAAGGTGAATTTAAAATTATTAATTTTATTCGTTCTTTTAATGATTTATTCATTGATAAAAAAATTATTATTTATAGTCCTGATTCTGATATGATTTTATTATCTTCTATTTTACCTCATGATATTCATATTTTACGATTTGACCAACAAGAAAATATTGATTATATAATGTCTACCGAAATATTTAAAAAAATTGTCTCCAAATATATTACTGATAAAAATAATTCTGAAAAAGAAATTCAATCTATTATCAATGATGTTATTTTTATTTTTAGTGTATTTGGTGATGATTTTTTACCAAGATTAGAATGTATTCAAGTTAATTACCACTACGACAAAATATTAAATATTTATAAAAAAATTCATTCTGATGGTTATATTTTAAATGATGATTCTATTAATCTAAATCAAATGAAAAACTTTATTAATGAACTTGCAAAAATAGAACTTTCATTATTTAGTGATACTTTCAATATTAAAGATGTAAAAAATATTAATGATATTCCCAAAACTTCTTATTTACGTAAAAAATCTTCTTCATTTAATAATGATCCATTAGATGGTAAAATTATAAATGAAATTAATGAAGATATTAGTAACTACGATAAATTAGAAGAAAAATATAGTGTAAAATATTATCTGTATCCTAGAGATGAATATTATAAACACTATGAAATGAAACCTGAAGAATCTTCTCTTGAATATATTAAAGGATTATCTTGGATATTTAATTATTACTTTAAAAATAATTTAAATTATAGCTGGTATTATCCTTACGAAAAAGCACCACTTATTTACGATTTAAATAATGCATTACAAAAATTAGATTCACTCAAATTTGAAACTGATGATTATCCTTTAATTATGACACCAATTGAACAATCTATTTATACATCACCTATTGATACAACACATTTATTATCTAAAAATTATCAAAATATTGCTAAAACATTTTATAAACAATTAGGTAAAAATTTTAAAAATATTTTAAATGAAATGGGAGAAGTTGATTGTAGCAATTCTAGTTATTTAAATAAATGTTCATTATTAAAAATTAATCATCCTATTTATAAATTATCACCAAAAGAATTTATAAAGAAATTTAGAACATACTCTAGTACAAATGATTTTCTCAAATACGTTAAATATTATGAAATTACAAATGATCCTTATTTTTATGATTTGATAAAAAAATTATAATCATATATTAATGCAAACATTAGCTACATTTTTATTAATTATATTAGCTATCTATCTATATTTAATATATTATCACAAAATAGATACAAATAATATTTTAGATGTAATGCATACTGCGTTTATCCGTCAATTAGTCTTTGAATTAATTCCATTTGTCGTTTTATTCGGTACTCGTGATATGTATTTTATTAATATAACTAACGCTCCTAATTTTTTTAATTCTGTCATCGGTAGAAGTATGATAGGTATGATTGGTTTTACTTTTGTTTCATATGTTATTACTGCTGCTACTCCTCAAAAACCATCTGCTGTATCTATTCATACTGAACATCATGAAATTGAAGAAGAAGAAAATGATGAAGATGAACAAGAAAAAGAAGAATCACAATATATTTCAAACAATAATGAGATTGAAAAATTTGGAAATATCAAAAAATATAAAACAAAAAAACCAACTGCAAACGACACTCAATTATTACGATATGCTTTAATTTGATAAATTTTCATTTACATAATTTATTATTTTATAATCACTTTCTTCAATATTCTCATTAAATACATTCTTTTTATTATAAAATTCTCTTATCTTTTCTGTACACTCCTTCTCACTTGTTTTACATGAATTTATTATATCTCTACTTTCTGTATGAAATTTAATTGGTATTTCAATTCTTCCCCACCATTTATTACTAAAATTACCTAACATTTTGTATTTTAATAAATATTCATCAAAATTACAACTTGGATAATGTAATATTTTTCCATATGGTGAATCTAATAATTTACCTCCTGAAAATCCATGAACACCTGTTATAATTGCATCTGATGTTAAATTTAATGCTGATTTTCCATTTGAATATGCAATATATTTTGCTCCATTTATTTTAAACTTTGTTCCATCTCTAAAACAATTTTGATAGCTATCATGTTCTGGAACCATTTCATAATTATTAAATTTAATTACCGCATAATTATTATTAAATAATTCTGAAAATGACTTATCTTCTGGATAAAATATTTCATCACCATCAATATGCAATAACCAATTTATACCATCATTTTTTGCATATTCTTGTATTGTAGCAAAATTTAATATTTGGCGACTCATTACTTCATCATCATAATTTTTATGAAACATTTCTAACATTCCATCAGAAGCTAAATTATTTCTCCATTCTTTTGTATTTTTGAAGATTACAACTCTATTATCATTATAATCTATATTTTCATTTTCATCATCTAAAACAATATATAACTTATCAAAACCAATTTTTAAATGGTATTTAATCCAATCATTTATTTGATGCGGTTTTTTTACAGTTGTTGCAATTGCAGTTGTTCCTTCTTTAACTGTATATTTAGGTGATTCTGTAAATTTTTCAGTTATAATAATACGTAGTAACATAATAATTAATGTAAATATTAATAATAATAATATAATTTTGGTAACACTCATAATTATATTTTATAAAATTAAATTAATCGAAAAACTTATTTCTCGCTATCATAAAACTATTATATTTTCCAAGATTAAAATCATATGTATCTACTAATAAACTATAGATATCTTCATTCTTGGTCTTCTTAATCTTTGTATCTTCATCTTTTGGTACTGTACATTTCTTTGTTGCATTTTTGAAATAATCTCGCACCTCCTGATAATCATAATTATCTGGCTTTTCCATCTCCTTAAATATACCATCTAATGATTTAAATTTTGTTAAATATTCATAACTTCTTACAAATCCAATACCTTCTACGGTTGGTAAGTAATCACAACCAAGCAAAATACTTAAATCTATAAATTGCGATTGATCAAACTTTAATTCCTTTAACATCTTATCCAAATTAACTTCCACTATCGAATCATCCTTCGTTGCAAAAAAATCTTTTAATACTCTACTTGCTCCAAATGTTAATAAATCCATATCTTCAGTAGCTACTGCGTATGCAATTTTATTTTCCATTAAACATACACATTGAGCATCAGCTTCCTCTGGGGAATCAATCCATGGAATACCCAATACTGTTAACATTTCTTTTGTATCTTTAATAATTTCAGGAGAAATTCTTGTAGATTGCATAAAAGCTGAAATCCTTTGCTCCATTGTTAATGTACCATTTTTATCCTCTAATTTTTCTTCTGCTTCTTTTTTAATATCATATCTTTTTTGTAATGTATTCTTTTTAATTACTGGTGGTTTCCCATCAAATACGAAAATAGGTGTAATTTTATGATTCAATAGCTTATTTATTAGATTCATTATACCAATTAAATGACTTGTAACTTTTCCTGATTTTGATGTTAAATCTTTTCCTGATTTTCTCATAGCTGATATATATTTATATATTACCAAACTTGTATCTATTGCAATTGTTTTGTTTTTAAAATCATCATATTTTCTATCAATTATGCTAGATGGAGCATATTTTTCTAAAAATTTTCGAAGATTTTTGATTCCCATTTTAGATATATATACTTTTTATTTTAAGTTATAACTTTTGTATAAAATTCTGAATCTATTTCGCTATTTCTTGAATCAATATAATTAAGATACTTGACGATTTTATCAAGTATCGAATCTTCTATATTAGTAAGGTTAATAAAAACCCCGTTAATGTTTTGACTATATGTTACGTTATTTTCTTTGATTATCTTATATATTTCTATATAATGACGTTTATTTTTCAAATTTTGTATTCTCGTCATTATCTGCTTTTTATCTATTAATGTATACTTTTCATCTAATACAGCATTATTAGTTTGATTAGCAGGTTCCATTTTAACTTAATACTATAGATTCATATATTAATTATATACCTAAAACGAATTTTTTACTATATTATTATATGAGCAACGAATATTATCCTTTACCCGCTGATCCAAATTTTCAATCAAAAATTTATAAAAAAAGAGAATATCAGTATTATCGTGCTAGTCAGCGTAAAAAAATTACTAATTATGAAGATTTAGCAAAATATAGACAAGACTCTTGTAAGAAAAAAAATACCGCTAATCCTCACCAATCTTTTTTAGCAAATTATATATCTCCTAAAACTCCTTATCGTGGTGCATTACTTTTTCATGGCGTAGGTACTGGTAAAACATTAAGTGCTATTTCTGTTGCTGAAAATTTTAAAAATGATGTAAAACGTTATCAAACTAAAATATATGTTCTAGTTTCTGGCCCATTAATTAGTGATAACTGGAAAAATGATATTATTAAATTTTATGGTAAAGATTATTTTAAAGAAATTCCATATGATTCTAATAATGATGCTTCTGTTCGTGATGCTGAACGTTCTGTTAAACAATTAATTAATCAATACTACAGATTCATGAGTTATAAAACTTTTTACCGTAAAGTTCTTGGTGAAAGAATTGTTGAAAAGAAGACTATTGATGATAAAGTTCAAAAAGTATATAGAAAAAATGAAGAAGGTGAATATGAAAGAGATGTTGCTATCGATAAAATAGAATCTTTAGATAATACTTTATTAATTATTGATGAAGCTCATAATTTAACTGGTACTGAACATGGTTTAAATAATTATGGTTTAGCTGTTAAAAAAATTATTAATAAATCTAAAAATCTTCGTGTTCTTTTACTTTCTGGTACTCCTATGAAAAATTTTGCTGATGATATCATTGAATTAATTAATTTTATTCGTCCAAAAGATTATCCTATGTTACGTGAAAAAATTTTTACTACTGATAAAACTGCAAATATGACTTTAAAACCTGATGGATTAGAATATTTTAAGAATATGTCCAGTGGCTATGTTTCATATTTTCGTGGTGCTGACCCTTTCTTATTTGCTCTTAAAAAAGAAGTTGGTGAAATTCCCAATGATATGCTTTTTACTCCCCTTGTTTTATGTAATATGAAAGACTTTCAACTTAATGCTTACAAAGAAATTACTAAAAAATTTGCCGAAGATGCACTTGAAAAAAATTCTGGTTCTATCTCTAATTTTGCATTACCTATTTATGATGATGGTAAATTATCTGCCACTTATGGTAATGAAGGTTACAATAAATTATTAAAACAACTTGAAAATTCTTCTATTAAAACTCAATTATGTAATGCTATTAATAAAAAAGTTTTTAATGGTAAATATTCAACACCTAATCAATTAATTAGATTAAATCAGACCAAAACTGGTATTACTGGTGATATTTTATTAGAAGATAATTTAATTAATTTTTCCAGTAAAATGTATTATTGTTTTAAAAATCTATCTGAATTAGTTGATGGTAAACGTGGTGCATCTTTAGCATTCGTTTATTGTAATTTGGTTAAAGTTGGTATTGACCTTTTTGAAGAAGTTTTATTATCTAATGGTTATTTAACTTACAAAGAAAATGGTGAATATGACATCCAAGATAATACCATTGATTACCAATACGGATTAACTTATGTTGAATTCAAAAAGAAGTTTGGTAAAGAAAAATTCTATCCTGCCGTTTACATTAAATATACTGGTACTGATGAAAATGAAGAATTAGAAGAACATGATGAAAAAGGTGAAATTCTTAAAAATGTTTTCAATAAAGTTACTAATAAAAATGGTAAAACGATTAAAATTGTTCTTGGTTCTAGAGTCATGAGTGAAGGTATCACTTTAGAAAATATTAAAGATGTTCATATTTTAGATACTCATTATAATTTAGGTAGAGTTATTCAAGTAATCGGTCGTGCTGTTAGATACTGTGTTCACTATAATTTAATGTCTGAGAAAAATCCATATCCTGAAGTTAATGTTTATAAATATGTTGTTAATCTTTCAGGTCAAGATAGTACTGAAATTCAATTATATCGTAAAGCAGAAAAGAAATTAATGCTTATTAAAAAATTAGAACGTGCTATGAAAGAAAGTGCAATTGATTGTCCAATTAACTATCAAGCTAATATGTTCATTGAAGAAAACGAAAAATCTAAAAATTGCTTACCTCCTGGTAAAACTAAAAATCTTAAAAAACAATGTTCTGATTTATGCGACTTTTTACCATGCAAATATAAATGTGATGACCCAAAATTAACAAGTTTGTATGACCCCACTAACCTAATTTATAAGAAATTAGAAAAAGAAAAATTAGATTATTCTACATTCTTCGTCAAATATGCTAATAATGAAATTGATTTTGCTAAAAATAAAATTAAAGAATTATACAAAATTAAATATGTTTATACTTTACCTTCTATTATCGAATATGTTAAAAAAGCATTAAATCCTGACCAAGCACAATTATATGATGATTATTTTATTTATCAAGCATTAAACCAATTATTACCCATTTCTGAAGATGATTTTAATAAACTATCTGATGTTATTTATGATAGATATAATATTCCTGGTTACCTAATATATAGAAACGTTTACTATATTTTTCAACCATTAAATCAACCTGAAAATGTTCCATTATTTTATCGACAAGTATATCAACGTGATTTAATTAACGATTTAACCATGTCCAATTATCTTAAATTATTCACTCTTCCTAAAGAAGAAATTGTTATTAATGAAAAGACTGATTATGATAGTAGCTATTATAATAATAAAACAGAAAACGATGTAATAGGTATTATTGATATTAAAGATAATAATGAAGTATTTAAACTTAGAAGAAAACTAGAATCTAATATAAGTAATAAGAAAAGAGGTGAAGGTATTGTTTCTGCTAAAGGTTCTACATGTGAGGATAAAGAGAAATCTGAAATTATTTTATATAGTAAAAAATTAGATCTCACTGTTGGTAAAGATGATTCAAGACAAAAAATCTGTAATCAAATAAAAGAAAAATTAATTGAACTTGAAAAATATAATAAAGATGATATTACCTATCTTATTATACCTAATAATCATCCTATATTAGAATTTCCTCTTAACATTCATGATAGAAAAGATTATACTCTTAAAAATTTAAAAGAATCATTCCCCAAAGTAAAAGTTTCTGTTGAAACATCTAAAAATAAATATGTATTAACTATCAAATCAGATGATGAAAATTTAAGAAATTTAGGATTTAAAAAAGAAGGTAAAGAATTTATTAAAGTAATTGACTAAAAATTAATTTTATATAGATAAGCATTAATTGTATCATAATGACTAGTATGTAATTTATGAACATGTTTCTTTTTTGATTTATAATATTTCTTGTCTTCTTCTGACCAATCTTCTTCCAATGTTAGAAAACCTGTCATATAAAAACAATAAATTCTAGCAATGAAATCAGTCATAGAACGAGAATACTTTGCATTTAAAACAGTATCAAGTTCACCTGCACGTTGTTGATTAACTTCAAAGTATTTGTCATCGTCGTATACGTCGTAAATACGTAGAATATTATCAGTTTGTTTAATTGGTGGCATTTTTTATTATCTATAATTTACTATTATAGTTATTATTTTTTCAATTTTTTATACGCTATGTATAAAAAATTCTGATCTGTTGTTTTAACTAGGATTTCAATTTTTTATATGTTATTGAAAAAATAAATTATACTATTTCATCCACTAATCCACGTTTTAAACATTCTTCTGCAGTCCAATCTACATCTTTCTTAAGAATCTTGTCTAATTCGCTTCTTGTTATATTTGTATTCTCTACATAAATATCTTTAATCATTTCCATTGTTTTCTTAAGATTTTTAATTTCATCTTCTAATTCGCTCATCTTATTCCAAGATGTTGTAGAACGTAATTCATGAATTAACATCATAGAACAACGATTTATATATCTCTTATCTGCTACAACTGAAATTAATGTTCCTGCTGATGCTACAAATCCATCTACAATAGAATGTAAAGGTGATTTACAATTTTTAATCGCATTAATACACTTGAATGCTGCATGAATTGAACCACCATATGATGTAATATGTAATTTAATTGGTAATGATTCTTCTAATCCCATCTTAACTTTCATTATTTGTAATTTATTATCTAATACCTTAATTTCTTTAATTAATTTATTCATTGTTTCCATTGAAATATCATCATTAAAATAAATATTATTATCTACTGTATAACAAGATTCTTCATCGTGATGCTTAAATAATTTGCTAAAATCAAAATTATCTTCATCATCATGTTCTTCTAATTTAGGTTGATTACGTTTTAGTCTTTTAGAAAAAACGATGCTCTCTTTTACTATGTCATTGATATTACGCTTTGGCATTTTTAATACTGATTATATTAATTCTTATTTATATTAAAAAAATTGATAATAAATATTAAAATAAACAAATATATATTATTAATATAAAAGATGACAACCTCTAATTCTACATTAGTTTTACCTATTGTAAATACTGTATTATCAACAAAAGTTTCATTGCATCCTCACCAAATGAACAATGATATTTATCAAAATTTAAAATATAATGTAGCAAAAAAGGTTGAAGGAAAATGTAATGAATTTGGATTTGTAATTAAAGTTCTTAAAATCGAAGATTATAGTGAAGGTGTTATTGAAGCTGAAAATTTTACTGGTTCTGCTGTATATAATATTCGATATTTAGGAAGTTTATGTTCACCTGTTGAAAAAACACAAATTATTGCAAAAGTAGAAAATATTAACAATGCTATTATCTTAACTACACATGGTGCAATTTCATGTGTTATTACTCCTGATAAAATTAATACTACCATATTTAGAAATGAAGTTGGAAAATATTATTATGGTGATAATGAACTAAAAAAAGGTGAACTTGTTAAAATTACTATTTTATCTAAGAAAATTTATAAAAATGATATAATGATTTCTCTTGGATTTTTGGATGATGTTGCAACTCAAGGAGAAAAAGATAATTTTTATAAACCTGAGTTATTTAATCCAGATAATCAAATAGAAGAAACAACAAATTTAGTACAATTTCACGAAGATGAAGTTGAAACAAATAAAGAAGAAAATGAAAACACTGAAGTTAAAAAATCAGCTACGTTTGAGATTTAAACCTTTATTTATAGTATAGAATAGATAATACAAAAATGAATTATAATAAAAATATTGTATGTAATAATTGCGGAAAATTTGGTCATACGCAAAAAAGTTGTTCTGACCCAATTACTAGTTTAGGAATTATTTGTTTAAAAGTATCTGATGAAATAAAAAATAAATTAGCTACTATTCTTGTACATGAAGACCATTTTGATATTGCACAAAATATAATTATTGATATTATTAATGATGTTAATACAAAAATAGTTAACGATACTATTCAATATCTTATAGTGCAAAGAAAACATTCTCTTGGGTATATTGAATTCGTAAGAGGTAGATATAATATTAATGAATTAGAATCTATTTTTCATTTAATCCGTCAAATGACACCTAATGAAATTCAATTTATCAAAACAAAAGAATTCAAAGATATATGGGAAAATTTATGGAAGAAAACATCTTACAGCAAAATATATATAAAAGAGATGGAAGAAAGCTGTGAAAAATTTAATAAATTAAAAGATAATAAGTTTTTTGATAATGAATTAATTAATGATTATGATGAACCTGAATGGGGATTTCCTAAAGGTAGACGTAATCCAAATGAAAAAAATTTAAAATGTGCTTTACGTGAATTTTGGGAGGAAACAGGTATTCTAAAAAATGATTTAATTGTTCTTAATAAATTATTTCCATTACAAGAAATCTTTTTTGGTACTAATGGAATTAAATACAAACATATTTATTATATTGCAATCTATAATTCAAAAGAAGATATTAATATTGAAAAAATTCACGAAGATCAATTAACTGAAATTGGTGGTATTCAATGGAAAAATTTAGAAGGATGTTTATCTGAATTTCGTCCTTATCATGAAGAAAAGAAAAAAGTGTTAATATCGTTGAATAATTTTATAATGAATAAAATAAAAATATAAATCAACTTTAATGGAAAATTATCAAAAAATCATCTTTGAATTAATAGCAATTCAAAAGTGGGATGGTGTCACTGACATATTAAATAATAGAATTGACCCTGATATCAGAGATTCTGCTGGTAACTATTTAATTCATTTATTAGTCTATAATAATCAATTAAATCTATTAAAAAAATTATTAACTTTAGAACCAAGATTAGATATTTTAGATAGTGAAGGTAAACAAATATGCTATCTTCCTATTAGATACAATCAAACTAATATATTAAAATTATTATTAGAATATAATGAAACTAATTATGGTATTGACATTACAAATTTTAGAGATTGTGCTCAATTATCACCATTGTTTTATGCACTAAAATTTAATAATATAAATGCTGCTAAATTACTATTAGATTACGGTGCAAGATTAAATACATTTGATGAAAAACGTAATACTGTTTTACATATAGCATGTTTAAAAGGAAAAATAGAATTTGTAAAATTATTTATTGAATATTATCCTGAAATAATCCAATTTATAAATTTAGATAAACAAACTCCATTACATTCTGCTATTTTAAGTAATAATATAGAAATTGTAAAACTATTATTAAAAAATCAAGATGAAAATATATTATTAAATAGTCAAGATATTAATGATAGAACACCATTAATGTACGCTATTGAATTAGAAAAAAAAGAATTATTTAATAAATTAATATCAGATTCACTTAATTGGTATCTTCAAGATGGTGATGGAAATACGCATTATCATTTAGCAATTAAATATAATATTGATATTTCAAAATTCCCTATACCTACAAAGGACATTTTAAAGAAAACAAATATAGATGGAAACACCATTGCACATTTATTATTACAAAAAAATTTAACTACCTATTTCCCAGAAATATTAGAAAATTCTTCTTTTCTTATACAAAATAATAATGGTGACACTATTTTACATTATTTAGTGCAAAATGGTGATTGGATTAAATATAAAAATATTCTTGAAAAACAAAAATTATCTATTTTCTTACTTAACAAAGAATCTATGTCACCTTATAAGATTGTTAAAGATTCTAAAAATTTTGATGAATTTATGAATATTGTAACAAAAGCATATTATCATCAATTAACATCAAATAAAGATAAAGAATATTCTACTGATTGGGAAAATGGTTGTAGTTTAGAAAAAATAAAATTAAAAGAATGTCAAGAACATATTCAAACAAATATTAATAATGGTATATCTTTCCCTCAAAAGAAAATTAATTATTGTATTGATATCACTAAGAAAATGACAAAAAATGCATCATATTTAGGTATTACTTTAGATATAATAGGTGGATTATTATTATTAAAAGACAATATTAAAACAAGTTTAGATTTAGACATAATCAATAATTCAAATTTAAGTTCCTTTTATACTTCTAATAGAATCATCAGAAATGACTTTCTAAATTTCGAAATAATATGGGCATATCAAACAATATTTTTTCCTATTGGTTTAGATACATTATTTAAATCATTTTTAGATTCTAAATGTAGATATTTTGTTATTCCTATTGGTATCGAATTAGCACATGGTTCACATTCAAATATTTTAATTTATGATAAAACATCTAATAGTTTAGAACGATTTGAACCTGATGGCTCCAAACCACCAAATAGTTTTTATTATTTTCCTGATGAGTTAGATACTTATATTTACCAATATTTTAATAATTTAATACAATTAGAATATTTTACACCTGATACATCTCCCAGAATTAGTTTTCAAAGATATGAAATTATGGAATCTAATGCTAGAATATCTGATCCTAGAGGTTATTGTGGAGCATGGTGTTCTTGGTATGCTTATCAGAGAATTAAAAGTGGTATTAGTATGCCTAAATTAATACCAAAATTATTACAAAAAATTAGAGGAAATAATATGTCATTTAAACAAGTTGTTCGAAATTATGCTAATCAAATGGCTAATGAACGTGATATTTTACTCAAAAAAGCTAATCTAACAATTGAAGATTGGTTTAATAATATCTCTTTATTAGATTTAGAAAAATTAGAAAAACTTATTAAAAATTAAATTTTTTATGATAATCATTATATAATTTAAAAATAAATAACCCTATTACTATACCAATTAATAAGGTTATTGGATTAAAATGATATATCAAAGTTTTCAATATGTCATCTGTAAAAAAATCTATATTATTCATTTTTTCAAATTTTTCTAAATCATTACCTAGATATTTTGCTTGATAATATGTAAATACATCACCTACTGTTCTTGGTGCTGAACCATTTCTAATTCTAACATCATTATGTGCTTCAATTAAAAATGTAATAAATGAATATCTATCTCCTACAATATCATCCAATGAAATATTTTCTTGATATTTTTTTAAAAATTCTCCAAAGTGATATCTGCATGTTCCACATGGTAATAAATATTCTAATGATGTTAATAATTTTTTTGCTGCTTCTTTTTCTTCTTCTGATGGATTTTCAGGATATCCTAATGCTGTTGATTCTAAAAAGAACCATGTTTTTGGTCCCCATACTAACGGGGATAAAGCGTTTCTTTTAGACATTACTATTTTATTATATTTTTTTTTACAAAAATATCCACAAACATAAAAATATTGCATATACTATAAATAAAAATTTACATAAGGTTATAATAATCCGATATTTAAATGTTCTATGATGTTCAATATCAAAATTAAAATCATGTACTTCTACTAATTGATTATTTTCTTCATCTTGATTATCATCTAAATTTACTGTGTTATTTTGTGTGTCTTCTATATATTTATGACAAATTGGACATTCTAAAATATTATGTTTAAAATTCATCCAATTCATCCAACATTCTCCATGTATATTAAATTTACATTCACATTCAACTAAATTAATACATTTTGGTTTTTCTTCATCAAACATATCAAAACATACTAAACATGATTCTTTTTTATCTTCCATTATAACCAATAAAGAAAATTTTATAAAAATAATTGTTTTGGATTATTTTTAAGTTGATTACCAATTACGCTATATCTACTATTTGTTGAATTTAATATTAATTTCTCAAATGTAATATCATCTAAATTTTTTGAATAATATTTATATTGCATAATATGTGATATTGGAATTCTTGGAATCTTAATATTCATAATACTACTATTTCTTTTAACCGTTAAATTTAATTCAGAATGATCCATATACATCCATGTAATCCATGTATCAATATATATATAATTATCTATTTTATTCATATACATTGTATCGTTTACTTTTACATCTTCTATTTTAAGAATTATATCATTGATTTTTAATCCATTTTCATATAAATCCCAATCTTCTGTTACAACTATTTTATCATCAACTTTACTCATACCATAATAAATTCCTGCATAATTCATATCTAATCCATTAATAATATGTTTCAAAAAATACATTCCCAATATAATTGATTCATCATTGTGATGTTTAATTACTATTCCTGTTATTTTACTTTTATTATATACTATAGTACCTAATTCTACATATTTATTAATTGCTTGAACATAAATTGGTGGCAATATAATATGCCATCCATTAAATTCTATATTTTTAATATTTTCAATCCTTTTACCATTAATACTATGATTCTTATTTGGAAAATTAATTGTCATCTCACTTGCAGAATTAATACCAGTTGGTGTTGTAGTCCACACACGCAAAAAATATGGATATGCATATCTTGATTCTACTAATTCAATAACTTTATCATTTAATGTAAAATATGCATGACTGCAATGTGTAAAATGTTTACTATCATGAACAAATGGTGTAAAAACTACCGTTTGATAATGAAAGCTCATCATCAAACCGTATTGCGTTCCTGCTACCAATCCTTCTTCATTAATAAAATGAATATTTAATATACCTTCCATCTTATTTAAAATTCTATTATACTTGACTATAATAATATTTTATCAATTTTTATAATAATTCACTAAACTTCGCTTCGCTGCGTCTCACTTCGTTCGTTTGCTTCGCAAATTCGCTAAAGCTCAGTTCGCTATGCTCACTTATCCGATACCCTTTTGTGTGAGTGAAACGAACTGAGCGATAGCGAATTTGCGAAGCAAACGAACATAGTGAGACGCAGCAAAGCGAAGTTTATAATCTTGACCTAAATAGACTATATAACTCTAATAATTGTTTATTAAATTCTCTATCATTTCTATTATTATCTGGAAATAAATATTCCTCTAATATCCTTGGTGTAATATTTCTATAAAATAAATACATATCTTTCCATATTAATGTATCATATTCTAATGGAAATATAAATGCTGGAACAATAGCTTTTGTATGGATTGATGGATTAAATGTTGACATATGTATCATTTTAACTATATTATTTTTTTCATTTTTTGAAATTGAATGTATATATTCACCTGTAACAATTGATAATGGATCTTTTACTACTTTTTTAATATCTGTCATATCTTCTATATTAATTAAATTTGAATATGCTGATATATATATAAATGGAATATCATTGACTTCTTTGAAATATGGTATCATATTAATATGTTTATCAACCCAGTTACTTATTATTTTACTAATACTTACTCTTAATAAATATGATTTAACATATGATATTACATTTTTATCATCTAATCCATAATAATCACATAATGCTTCTATTCTATTATAATCAATCTCTTTTTTATTTTTATATATAATCAACTTTGATAATTTTGTTCTATCTTTTATTTCAATATTCTTAACCAAATTATAATCTTCAATCTCTAACATCGTTTCTTTTTTACTTTTATTTATTTGTATAAGTAATTCTCCAGGTGAAAATTCAATTAATCTTGGTAATACTAACTTAATTTTCTTAAATATATTCACATATACATTGAAATCACTACTAGTATCTCCGAATTTTTTTATTAACATTTCATTATCTGGAATTTCAATATTATTTTTTGTTGTTATTTTTTGTGATAATGATTCAATTGTTCCTGTTTCAATTACCGAATTAATCCAACATACTTCTTCTAATAAATTATATCTTTGACCTAATACATATGTCCATAATTGGTTATATGTTATTGAATTACCTAATTCAGATTTTACTTGATTAAATAAATCTTCTAATTCTGTAAATAAATTTGTTTTTATAAAATTACTTTTATTATTTATTACAATTAATCTTAATTTAAATAATTCATTAAATTGTTCAATATATTTATCCTTATTTTTTTTAGTAAAATCAATAATTTCACCACTGTATTCATCTCTTTTAACATATTCTTCTAATGGATGAATTAAATAAAATTTTCCACCAAAATCATATATTGTACTTAAATCGTATCCTGATTGATATCTTTCAAATACTATATCATCAAATGGTGTAATTATATTTCTTAATAATGGATTTCCTTCATATACTTCATCTATTGTTTTATCAATATAATCATTATAAAATTGTTCTTTTACCGATAAATCTAATATGTCATATGATAATTTTTCATCTATTATTTCTTTTTCTGCATCATCTGTAATATATTTATCATATAATAATCTTGATAATGTATATATTAACTCATTTATCTTTTGTGTTATTGGATATATCTTTTTAACATTTTTTCTTGCTCCTTCTTTATACATATAATAAACAGTACCAGGTTGGGTACGACCTACACGACCTCTTCTTTGTTTTCTTGATGCCTCTGTTATTTCTACTATTTTATTCGTTGTAATCATTTTAAATGGATCATATGATACTGATACTTGCCATCCTGTTTCTATTACGTATTTTAATGAATTAATTGTAATCGATGCTTCTGCTACATTTGTAGCTACTATAATATATCTTGTATACAAGTTATTACTTACTTTTCTATAATTCAAATTATCTATCGCTACAAAAATATCTCGTCTATCCACATCAAAATTAATTTTTGTATCTCCAATACTACTTATTAAATCTGTCCATTTTTGTGGTAAATTTGAATAATATGGTAATGCACACCAATTTGCTGGTATATTTGAATTATTTAATAATGTTACTATATTTCTAATTTTACTCGTACTTGTTGAGAAAAATAATATATCTCCTGTTGCCGTCTTTGCTATTTCTATTGTTTTCTGTATACCTAATTTTTCACTTTCATCATATGTTTTAATATCTTCTTTTTGATATTCTTCAGTAATTGTATATGTTGTATCTCCTAATGGTGGTGAAATATGCAATCTTCTATCATTAGATATTCTATCATAATTAAAACTTGGATAATTATTAATTTTCATAATAGTCTTAATTTCACCCAAAATATATGCTACTTTAATTCTATATTCTAAATCATCATATAATGCATTACTTATCGGATATAATATATTATCGTTTACATTTTTATAATATCTTCTATATATTGGTTCATCATCATCAATAGTTGCTGTTATAATTACTAATCTTAATGAATTATTAACTTCTAATACATCTCTCATTATTGTTAAGATTAAATCCATATTTGCATTATGTTCATGTGCTTCATCTATTGCAATAACATCATATTTATTATATTGTAAATAACTTTTATTTGATTTCTCTTTTAAATATGTATTATTTTGTAATTCCACTAATAATGTACCATCAGTTACTATTTTTAAATAACTAGGTGGTGCTGGTATATTTTGCGTTGATATTAATCCCGTTACATGTTTTTTCCTTTCTGTTTGATATTGAACATAATAGTTATCCGTTGAAATTATATCATCTTCTGTTTTATCATATTTTTCAATTGATACTCCTAATTCATTTGATATTCTTGCTGCATTCTTTGTCGTTGCATTTATACGAGGTTGTGTATTTATTACTTTACCATCATATACACCAATTAAAAATAATCCATACCATAATAACTTTGGCATTTGTGTTGATTTACCAACACCTGTTCCACCTGTAACATAAATAACTCTTTGATTGAAAAAATGTTTAAAGAAATGTATTTGTTGTACCCAATTTAATGCAAATTGTTTATACCAACCAGTTTTTTTATTATTCAAACTTTTTCCTATAATTTTATCTACAAATCTTTCAGAATAAATATCATTTTTATCTTCTTGAATATATTCTAAATCTATATATTTTCTTTGTGTTACAAAATAATAACTATCTAAACTTTTTTCAATAGCATCTGGACTATGTTTTACTTTAAATTCTGATAATATACCTCTTGTTATTAAACTGTGAAATATTATTTCTGTAATTCTTGGTTTAATTATATTATATATTATATCATTGATTCTATTATTATATAAACTACCATATTTTATCCTCAAGTTATTTGTTATATTAAACCAATTATTAACATCTGCATTTAATCTTTGATATATTAAATTTCTATGCTCATATAATAATCCATCCCATTCTCTAATTCTATATATTTCTCTATCATTTATTAATATGCTTTTTGCAAAATTATATATATTTTTATAACTTAACGTTGAATTAGCTATAATTGTTTTATTAAATATCTTTTCTTTATTAAATTCAACATCTTTTAATAATACAATACTTTTAAATTTTTGATCAGGAAACATTAATTTTCCATACCATGTAAATGATAACTGATAAATTGTATCTTTTAGATATTCATATATATTTTGAATATTATCCATTTTATTATAATTTTCAATTAATTTATTGTATTTTTCTTCTTTGTCGATTGGTATATAATTATCATCTCTTTCATATATTTTATTTTCTTCTTTTACTGAATTTACTTGTTTAAAATTTTTTCTATCTTCTACAGTTAAATAAGTAATCGCCTTAAAATCAAAATGATTTAATAATTGATACAATATGTCTTTGTAAAAATTATTCGTTTTTGATAATTCTACAAAACTTGACCATTTATTTATAAACATTAACTTATTATTTTCATATTCATCTGCTGTAAATATATATCCAAAAAAATTAAAAATTTCTTCAATGTACATTACATCTTTATTTCTATCTGTATCATATTTTTCATATAATAACCACTTATAAGGTAAAATCTCTAAATATAAATCGTTGATAAATACATGATAATAATCTCTAATATCTAATCCTCCATATGTTAATGACGGTTTGAATGTATTTATATTTGCTGAATTAATTCTTATGTTATCTATTATATTTTGCTTTTTTACAGTTTCTTGATAAATATATGATGACCTATAATCATCTAATGTTAATGGTATGATATTTATCCAATTGCAATACATGTGATGTGCGCATCTATATATAGTATGATATACTGTAATATAATTATTATATATATCCATTAAATTCCATTCATAATCTTTCTCCCTTTTTTCATTAAAAAAACTTCTATCATATTGAATATTTGTATTTTTATTCATTCCTATGTCAGTTAATTTTTGTAAACTATGATGAATCATATAATTATTTTTATCTTCAATATATGGAATTAATAATAAAATTATCATTACTAAATCTTGGTTATTATTATCTTTTAATTTAAGATAGTATGCATTTTCTGATTCAAAATTAAATCTAAAAAAAATTAACGTTACTAATGACATTACCATTTTATTAATTATTGATTTTTCATTAGTGTCTAATATTGGAAAAATACTATTCACTGTTGATTCAATATATATAACAAAATTAGATGTAAAAGGTGTTTCTTCATTACTATTATTAAAATTTACTCTAATATTATTTATATTTTCCATTAATAATAAAATATAAATTAATTTTTATCGTTTATTTTGAATATATTTAAAAAAATCATATTATATTAATAAATGAATTCTGATAAAACTTTACAAAGTCAATTAAATAATAATAAACCAAACAGACAAGAATTACTTAATAAATTACATGAAAATATTAATAAAAAAAGAGAAGAACGTCTTATTGTAAGACCAAAAATTATGAAGAGATTAAATGAAGAAGTTGAATTAGAAAAGAAACAAAATGATACTGATCCACGTGTAACAACTATTATGAAGGAATATTTTATTAAAGCATTAAAAACATATCAAGGTTATGATATGCCTAGTCCTATTAAAATATTAGAAAATAGAGATGAATATGAATTGAAATATATTAAATTATGTATTAAATTATTAAAAGAAAATGGTAATAATCCTGATGTATTAGATAACCCTTATTCTAAATATATGCGTGAAGTTTTAGGTTTAAATAATTAAAAAAAATATTAATAGATAGTATGAAAAAATTAATTTTAATACTATTAATTTCTACATTAGTAATATTTATTGCTATCCAATTATGGAATAATTCTCAATACTTCACTAATCCTAATAAGAAAAAAAGTGTTTCAAAATATATTAAATCTACAAAATATCAAGAAGATATATTAAGCGAAGATCCAAAAATTATATACATTCATAATTTTTTAACTGATGAAAATCAAATAAACCATTTAATATCTCTTGCTGATGAATTAAAAAAACCATCTACCATTGATACCCGTCATAATCCTAATGCTATCTTAAAAGATGTTAGAACTTCTGAATCTGCTCACATAGGTAAGAGTACTGATGAAATTATTACTGCTTTAGAAAATCGTGCATGTGAATACGTTGGTTTATCTACTAAACATTTAGAACCAATGCAAATTGCTGTATATGATTCTGGTCAAAAATATAGTCCACATTATGATTTCTTCAGTGGTGATTCTACAGAAATAGTTAAAGGTAATAGAAATAAAACGGTATTATTATATTTAAATGATTTACCTGATAATGCAGGTGGTAATACTTATTTTCCAAAACTAAATTTAAGAATTAAACCAAAAGCTGGTGATGCTATTTATTTCGAAAATATGAAAGATGGTGATGTTGATTATGATACTTTACATGCAGGTGAAGAAATTATTGGTAATAATAAAAAATATGCTGTAAATATATGGTTCAGAGAAAAACCAATTTATTAATTTTGCCAATTAATTTCTCCTGCACATTTTTCTATATTTTTAAATAAATTTTTACCAAAAAATCCTTGATGTGCTATTTGTGGTGATGGATGTATTGATTCTATTACTGTATGTTTTGATTCATCTATTAATTTTCTTTTGCTTTTTGCATTGTTTCCTAATAATACAAAACAAACTCCCTTTGTATTTTTTGATATCTCTTGTATTACTATATCCGTATATTCTTGCCATACTTTATAATGTTTATTATAATCTCCTTCAACTGTCGTCAGTGCTGTATTTAATAATAATATTTTTTCTCTTGATGACCATTTTGTTAAATCTCCATTTACAAATTTATACTTGTTATCATATTCATTATTAATTTCTTTGAACATATTCTTTAACGTTTCAGGTATCTTTTCTGTTTTTGGTACTGAGAATGCTAAACCTGTTGCTGAACTAATTCTAGAATATGGTGCTTGACCTAATATAACTACTCTTAATTCTGATGGTTTAAAATATGTAAATGGTTTCAATAATGATATTTTATCTGGTATGTATTTTTCTTCTTTTAAATATTCTATAATTTCTTTATACAATTTAGAATGTAATATTGGTTTCCAAGAGGAATCTATCTTCATATTATAGTATTATAAAAAATTGATATTTTGTTTATTTAATTATATTCTACTTTATTCAAATAAATAAGTGATAAAATGATAAAGTTTATTGAACACATGGCAGTAGGATTAACTCCTCTTGAAGCATTTTTTATAACTTTAATTGTTGGTCTTGTACCTGTTGCTATTTTTATAGCAATTTACATGATATATTTTGATAATGAAATTGATACTAATATCCATTATTATTCATACTATGATAAAGAACATAGTAAACTTACCTATTATAAAAGCTTACCTTTTAAACGTACATTTGACAATGTTTATATGGATAGTACATTAAAAAATAAAATGATTGATACGATTGAAGATTATCATGTGCATTCAGAAACTTTTGACAAAAATAACGTTCCCCGTTCTCACCGCTTTATTCTTTCAGGTAAAGAAGGTATTGGTAAGTCAACTCTTATCGAAGCAATTACCACTGAATATCAATATGGTTTGATTCACTTTCCTACTAGTAATTATTGCGAAGATATGGTATACCGATTTTTTCATGATATTGAAATGAAATTCCCAGAGCGTGTAATTGTATTTTTTAACAATATTGATTTCAATGAGATGTATAATAAAAATAAAAATGTTTATAACCTAATTTCCGATTTTGTAACTAAAAGTAATAAAAATCATTTATTCATTTTCACATTTAACGAATTATCTAATATTCCTGATAAATTTGCAGAAAATTTTCATATTCATCATCACTATCATATGGATATTCATGTTGACTATGTAATGGAAATGATTGGAAAATATGTTCAAGATTTAAAACAATTAGATAATATTAAGAATAATATATTAAAAACCAATCATAAAATTACTCCTGGATTTATAATTCCATATTTAATGTTTAACAATGACTTTCAAAAATCTTTAGATAAATTCTTTAAATTAATTCACTAAATAATTTCATTTATAATAATTTCTTCATATATATATATTAACGATGTCAGCTCCATCAAGTGCAGAATCTTGCCCTGAACCTATTCCTTATTCTTCAAATAATACCTATATGGCTGATATTGATTTTACTGAACCACCAATGGCCGTATTTACTGCTCAACCTAGATTTGTTGAAGTCGATACTATTTTAGCACAACAACTTGGTCCTACTACAAATCCTGTCACTACAAATGAACAACCACAATTAAGTGGTACACCTGTTCTCCCTGTTGTAAATCAATCTAATGCAATGCCTGTTTCATCTTATGTTGTTGGTGCAGATATTGATGCTCCTACTACTCTCGTTCAAGAAAGTCAAAATACTCTCAGCGTTAATGATGTAAATTCTGATGTATCTACTTCTGCTGGATTACCTGTACCTCAAATGCAACCAATTCCTCAACCTACTCCTCAATCACAACCAGCACCATTAGGTGAATCATTTACAAATATTAACAAATCTAAAATTGGTCCTAAAAATAAACCTTCATCAAATTTAGCTAAATTTATTGCATCCAAAGAACATTTTGGTAATTCTAAAAAAGTTAGAGTTATCGAACATTTTAGTGTTAGTTCTTTCTTAGATAACATCGTATTATTTGTTGTTATTACTGCAGGTGTATTTTATTTATACACATTATCACCTATCTACCATCCTCTTGATGTTTCTATGGCTCTTTCCCAAGTACCTCTCATTGGTTCATTAACTGATAGTACATTATCAGATAATAATAAATTAATGATGGTAGCTGGTATTTTAATTGCTGTTGTTATTATTTATAGACTTGTTAAATAAACTTCGCTTCGCTGCGTCTCGTTTCACTCGTTTTTATGCTACTCGCATAAAATTCGCTACGCTCAGTTAACTTCGTTAACAATAATGATTTTTCTATTTAATTTAAAAAATTATATTAATAATTTTTTAATCCTTAAATGTTTGCGTAGCAAACTGAGCGTTAGCGAATTTTACACGATTAGTGTAAAAACGAACGTAGTGAGAGGAGCGAAGCGAGTTTATACTAAATTATATATATCCGTTAATTTACTTTTAAATAATTCTGTTACTTCATTTGAAACATTATAATATCTTATTTGTTCCCATGTATAATTTATATAATTTATTACATCAAATTTAAGATCTTGTGTTTGTGTATTATTGATTACAAATGTATTTAATTTATTTTGTTCTATTAAATACTTTTCCTTTTCTAATAATCTTAACCATAGTAATTTTACTGGTGCTGCTATATCCACATTTGTTAATAAGATTTTTTCTGGGTTCATATACATTATAAATATATTAATTTTTATATTTTCTCAAATTACGAATAACTTCTGAAACCATCTTACAATCAACTTCATTATATTTTATTACTTTAGATGAATCCCATTTTTCATTATTATAATAATATTTTCTCACTCCTGATGATGACCCTACTAAATTATTATCCCATGATAAATCTGTTAATTCATTTAATTTCATTACTCGTCCTATTTCTTTCAATCCATATCGTCTTGCTCCCTTAAAATTAATTTTATTATTCATACAAAATTTATATGCATCTATCCATTCTAATTTTTCTAAATATTTTTCATTATCTAATTCAAACTTTTTACATAATTTCATTAATAATCTTTTATCCACATCTGACCACGTAAAAATTCTTTTACTATTTACTTTCTTAATCAAATTAATAATATCTTCACACATCTTTCTTCTTGATTCCATTGTTAAACTTTCTAATAATACATATTCAAATTCCCATTTACCATCTTTCACCCATCCTATTCCACATAAATATGGTATATTCTCTTCTTCATTAAAACAAAACATATATTCAAAATCTATAAATATTTCTACATCTAATTGATCTGGTATTTTATAATTTCCTTTAATTGCACATACCATCTTCTGATTTTCTAATAAAGCATCCACTACTTCTCCTGTTTTACCTTTGATTCCTAATTTTTCCGCTGATATATTTGGATCTGAATAACATGTAATCCCATTTTCTTTTGCTGTTTCTCTATGCTTAGGACTTACATGTGCAATCATTGTTAATTCATTCTTTTCTTCTGCAATATCTACTTTTAATTTTTTATTTGGATAATCATAACTATTACTCATATTCGGATGCGAATGATTATATACTGGATTTTTTACATCAAAATCTTTATCTTTTACTTCAGCTAACCATTTTCTAGCTTCTTCTGTTTTTATTGTAATATTACTATCTCTTTCTTTGAATTCAATTGCTCCTAATTTATCAAATGGATCCTGATTACCTTCTGTAATAGTTTCTCCCTTCTCCATTCTCGTTTGTTTCCATCCTCTTCCTAATATATATGCATTATTCGGTAAATATCCTTGCATATATCCTAATGCATTATTGTATACACATAATTGTGCTTTGAATGTTTCCACCATTCCCTCATTTCTTACCGTTGTCTTATCCACATTTAATTGTAATTTATGCCATTTAATATCAACTATCACATAATGTGGTTTATCTATTTTTGTTCCACTTGTAAAATGATAAGGATATTCCATCTTACATAATTTATTTATATAATCACTTCTTACTAATAAATCAACACATCCATATTCTTTTGATATTGGATTATGTAATACTGCTTGATGTATAATAGGCATACCTCGTTTCATTTCCTTTAATGTAGCTTTATATTTTTCTAATTCTTTTGCTTCATAACTCTCAGCTATCTTTGTAAAATTTAAATAATGATTTTCGATTATCCTATGAATAATATGTCTCTCAAAATCATTTCCCATATTCATTCTCTCTATAATTTCCTCTTCGTCTTCTCCAATTTCATCTGATTCTTCACTGCGTTTACGCTTTTTACCTACTATATCATGAATTGTATCTTCTAATATATAATTTTTATTTGCAGTTGCTCTTACCCATTCTTCCGTTACTTCATATGTATCTTTTATATTTATTGGTTCTTGGTTACTGAAATGTATGACATTTGTGTATTTCTTATGTTTTTTACTATAAATTATCAATGAAAACTTATTTATTTTGGTAGCACCTATCACTGAATTAATATATGTTATCCATGATTTAGGTAAATCTTCTTTTAATATAATATTATCATAGGTTGGATATATATCAACTAAAACATCATCTTTCCATCCATATAAATCATATGAAACTCCATTCTTCTGAAACTTTTCTGTTCTCTTAAACAAGTTAACTGACTTGGGTAATAAATGTGTATAATTAATACTATGGATTTTTTGTAAATTAGAAACTGACTTTGTGCAATTTGCTAGTATTCGTTGGATATCTTTATTAATCTGCATTTCAATTAGTCTATATATTAATATTTTTTTATAATCTAAAATAATATAAGATGGATGAAGTAAAAAAACAAATTAAAGAATTTATGCTTCAATTGATGGAAAATGATTTTAAAAAATATGAAAGCTTTGCACCAGATGCTGTCAGAAAAGCAAGAGCATGTATGAAACATATTAAATGCTTAGGTTGTTTAGATACAAACAGTGTATTACATACAACAAATGGATATATTCATGGAATTTATTATGATGAATATACATGTAATGGTTGTACTAATGGAGGTCATAATTATTTGAGAAGACATAATTATTTAACAGATGCAGTTGGTTATAAAAATCGTCAAATACCTTGTAATGATCTTGATAAAAGAAATACATATAGTCACACTGGAAATTTAGCAAAAATTTACCAAATTGAATTTGAAGCTGTTGATAAAGCAAAAGAAGCTGCAGATAAAGCAGAACAAGCTGCAAATGAAAAATTACTTGAATTACAAGATAGAGAATATAAATTAAAATTAGAAGAAGCACGTATTATAGCTGAACGTGAAGCATTAAATGCAGATAAAGTTCCTCAATGGGCTGACCAACGATATGATGAATTAGAACGTGCAAAAACATCTGTCGATATTAGCGTAGATATTCAAAAGTTAGTCAGTGATGTTATGCAAATTATTGCTATATCAACAGGTAATATTGCTGGATTACCAACTTTATTATCTGGTTTAGATGCAAGTTTAAAACTTTGTTGGTCTAACGAAAGGAGTAAGAATTATTATTCTAATATTGTAAAGGATGAAAATGGTCAAAATGTTTATGTCAGATTTGATTATCGTAAGGTTGTAAATGAAAAAAGTGCCGGTTGGGGTTTAATTCGTGCAAAAGGTTCTGGTAAAAAAGAATTTTTATTCCTAAGTTATTTAGTTTTAAAACCACTCAACCAAGCTGCAAATCTTAAATGTATTGAAATGATGTCAAAAGACTTTGATACTCTTCGTACAAATTGTATGAATTACAAAAAATAATTTTTATAAATTATATATATATGTATCTTATACACAATACTAATATATCTGCCTTAAAATCAATATTAAAAGATGGCTATCTAAAATCATATTCTTTATTGAAAAAGAAACCAACAGATAATGAAGGTGAAGGTTTATATACTGAAAATAATTTTGTATATTTTTCATGTACTGATAAATTACCAGATAAAAAAATTCATAGTTCTATAACAATGTATTTCAACTCAAAATTGTTATTTAATAAAACTTTTTATGTTTCAACTATGCATTCACATGAACCAGATAAATTAGGTGAATGGCATAACATTAATGATAATGGACAAAAAAAGAAAATGTACAAAAGAAAATATAATCGATATTATACAAAATATAATACAGTGTTAAAAAAATTATATGATTTTAGCATATCTCTACTAAATGGTAAAGCTTTTCAAGTATTTCAACAAGTTGCTGTAAGAAATAAAGTAAATTTAGATGAATTAGTAGCAATAGAATTTAACGATAAATCATTAATTACTGATAGTATTAAAAATTATATTAATAAATATTATCCAAATGTTATTATTTTAAATATTCATTAATTTAAAGAAAAAACTAAATAATAGTTATGAGCGACGATGAAAGATATAACAATAACCAAGATTGGGAAACTGTTACCATTAGAAGTAGTAAACCTAAAACAACTACAACTGCTAATTCAAATAGTTTGAGCCAAGAATCAAAAGATAATTTAAATAGAGTTCACAAGCTTGAATCTGCTGATGTAGTAAAATTTAAAAAATTAGATGCACCTTCTCGTCAAACTTTAATTCAAGCCAGAGTAGCAA